AATCAGCAGCCAAGCCTTACACGAACTTGTAAGGAAGGTTCAGAGACTACATGGTGTTCTTAGCGAAGAACGTAATACATGAAAAGCGTCCGACACCCCGATAAGGGTGAAGATATAGTCCGTGCTCTATTGAAAAATAGAGATGAACATGGAGATGTTCAAAGGCTTCCAGAACAATACAATCGCTCGCGATTTGGTTCAGAAGCGTACACTAAAGAACGGCAAGTCTTTGCAGTTCATCTACACCGGTCGCACCCAAGCGGAATTTCATACGCCTGGGAATCCAATTTTAGGAAACAGTGATGGTGCTCCTCCTGTAGCTGAAAAGACGATCACATGTGATGATCTTCTTATCAGTTCAGCCTTCGTTTATGAACTCGATCAAGTACTTTCTCATTACGATTTGAGGTCTGAGATCTCACGTAAGATCGGCTATGCATTGGCCGAAAAGTATGACCGTCTTATCTTCCGTGCTATTGCACGTGGAGCACGTAAGGCTTCCCCAGTCTCTGCAACTAACTTTGTAGAGCCAGGTGGTACACAGATCCGTGTTGGTTCTTCTACCAACGAATCTGATGCTTACTCTTCCGCTGGTTTGATCGCCGCGTTCTACGACGCAGCGGCAGCGATGGATGAGAAAGGAGTCAGTATGGATGGACGAGTGGGTGTGCTTAACCCACGTCAGTACTACGAACTGATCCAAGCTGTTGGTTCCAACGGCCTCGTGAATCGTGACGCTCAGGGTTCTGCTCTGCAAGGCGCTAACGGCATCATCGAGATTGCTGGTATCAAGATCTACAAGTCAATGAACATCCCGTTCCTTGGTAAGTATGGAACTAAGTATGCTGGTACTACTGGTGTAACTTCACCTGGTAATACTGGTGACTTCATTGGCGAATCTCTTGAAGACGCTTCTACCGCACAAACCGGTATCAACAATGACTACGGCACAGCTTCCGAATTCGGTGCGCTGTCTGCTGGCCTTATCTTTCAAAGGGAAGCTGCTGGTGTTGTTGAAGCAATTGGTCCTCAAGTACAAGTTACTAATGGAGACGTAAGTGTTTTATACCAGGGCGATGTTATGCTCGGCCGCTTGGCCTGCGGTGCAGATTATCTGAATCCAGCTGCAGCCGTTGAGCTGTATGTTGGTGCTTCTGCTCCTTCTGAATTCTGATTAATTATTAACCTATGGAGTCTCTTCGGAGGCTCCTTTTTTTTATCTATATGTCCTCAACTATTGGCACCGATACCGAACTATCCGCTGTGAACTCAATCTTGGGGAGCATCGGCCAAGCACCACTTACTACTTTAGACATGGCTAACCCTGAGGTTGGATATGTTTATAACATCCTTACAGAAGCCAGAATCGATACCCTTAATGAAGGTTGGGTATTCAATCGTGAAGAAGAGGTAACTCTCTCCCCTGATGTAACCACAAAATATATTACATTTCCTGCTGATGCTTTACGCATTGATATGAGCAATAATCATCACGACAGAACTATGAGTCTTGTCAAACGTGAAGGTAAACTGTACGACAAAGTACAAAAGAAATATACTTTTGACGCTGCGATCAAGGCAGACATTGTTCGCGTATATGAATTTGAAGATATCCCTTCAGTCTTTCAGAGATACATTACATATAGAGCTTCTACTAGAGCTGCTACACAGCTTATCTCTAACCCTCAACTTGTTACATTGCTTGCTCAACAAGAAGCATTAGCTAGGGCTGCTTGTATGGAATATGAATGTAATCAGGGTGACCACAATATATTAGGCTTCCCACCAAATACTGTTTATAACACTTATCAACCTTATCGTGGATTAATGCGCTAATGCCTACTGTAACCCAAACAATACCCAATTTTTATCAAGGTATATCACAACAACCTGATGAACAGAAAATTCCTGGTCAAGTCAGGAATGCTGAAAATGTTATTCCTGATATTGTGGATGGGTTAAGTAAAAGACCCGGACTAGAGTTCGTTAAAACATTAGCAGGTGTACCTACTGATGGTACATGGTTTCATTACTACCGTGATGAAGTAGAAGGATCATATGTAGGCAAAGTGTCTACTAGTGGCACTGTTTCTATGTGGAAGTGTAGTGATGGTAGTTCTGTTAGTGTTTCTGTAAACGATAGTGCTGGTACTTACTTAGCTCACAGTGCTGGTTCAAATGATATCCAAGCTCTAACTGTCAAAGATACTACATTCCTATTGAATAGGTCAGTAGTAACAGAGATGCTGGACTCACCTGTATCTCCTTCTAATGTAGACAATCCCGTTTATGTTGAGCTTAAACAGGTACAGCCGCGTAGAAGTTATGCTTTGAATGTTTACGATAACGATGTTTACACTGCTGAAAAATCAGTGACTCGTGTATCACTTGCTGATACTCATTTTAATGTTACATGTAGTGGAGATGACTGCATTGTCCAACCTGATCATGTTGGGAGTAAAATTTATGAGTTAGCTTCTGGATGTTTTGTAAGGCTTACTGTAACTGGACAATCGTATGTTGGTCAAACTGATGTCCATGATCATACACACACTTCCTACTACATGTCATATACAGCACGTGTAGATCTTCTACATGGTGGTACTGCTTCTTCTTTTAACAGTAGTTATACTGTGAGCTTAGAGGGCCGTAATCATACAATTAATATCGATTCTACTACAACAGCTTCTTACAGAGTAAATGTATCTCAGATCCGTCCTGTACCTGTTGATTTAGATGATACTAAAGCTGTAGATTCTGTTAGTGTCCTTTCTTCCATTAATGATGCAGTCAGTACTAATGTAACTTCTAGGATCGTCGGGAATGGAATCCTGTTTACAAGGTCAACACCATTCAGTATAACTTCATTTGAACCTGATCTTTTTAATATTGTCTCTGATACAGTAAACGATGTATCTAAACTTCCTACCCAGTGCTTGAATGGTTTTATTGTAAAGGTATCTAATTCATCTGAGCTTGAAGAGGATGATTACTATCTTAAATTTGTAGGAGATAATGGTAAAGATGGAACCGGTCATTGGGAAGAGTGTGTTAAGCCTGGTATTAAAACTACAATAAATCCAGCGAAATTACCTTATTCATTAGTTCGTAATTCAAATGGTACATTTACTCTTGGACAATACAATTGGGGTATACGTGAAGTAGGGGACAATATAACTAATGAAAAACCTGCATTTATTAACCAAAAAATTAACAAGGCTGTTTTTCATCAAGATCGTCTATGCTTCTTAAGTTCTAATAAACTAATACTTTCTCAGCCAGATAACCCTGGTAACTTTTGGAACAAAACAGCGCTTACCTTTTCAGGTGTAGATCGTATTCAACTTACGGCTTCTTCAATTAGTCCTAACCCATTGATTGATGCTATTGAATTAAATAGTGGCTTGATACTATTCA